TTTGTCCTACTCCAATCATGATACGTCAAACTCCTCATCTACAGATTCATTAGATTCTGCACCTTGAACTTTCTTAAGAAGCTCTAACTGCGCGTCAGCAGTAGGTCTAGGAAGAACGTCGTCCATAGACTTAAGGTCTGCGACTAATTCTTGTTCCCAATCTTCTAATGCTCTTGGTTTACATTTAAGCATCTGTAATTGATACTCAACATTAAACACCTGTGGACCAGTCTTCAATCTCTTGAAGTATATATCCCACCCTGTGGTTTGGTCAGTAGGATTCCCTATCTCTTCCATTGCCACTAAAATTTGGTCAAAAAGTTTCCTTTTTAGATTAACAACTTTGATACTTTTATCAGAGTAGTCGATCCCCTGGACTGCATAAGCCCAACCACATTTTAAGTCAGGGTAAAAATCTCGAACATGGTCATGCTCGACGTTGTTAAATGTCTCAGAATTTCTATCGAAAGACAAACACTCCATAGGAATGTTCTTGTTGTTCTCGCCTTTTATCCAATAGACATATCTTGGTAGTAAATCACCTACTAAACGTATGTGATGATCTTCCTTGTTGCCAAAATTGTAAGTATCAATCTTGGACTTTTGGGCTGAGCCCTTCGTTGTATTAAAGCCAATAGCCATAATAATCTCCTATAATGTCTCCTCGTATTTGAAATGAATCTTTCCATCTCTAATATCAAGCAGTCTGTTTTTGGTTATAATGTCCTCATTAACTTGACAGAAAATGAGGTCTAGTGTGGTGTCTTTTGTTTTTGCGTACTCGTAAGAATTTCGGAATGATGCAACACCTACATATTCCGCAACCTCTTTATCACTAAAGGCACGCCCTTTCTCTAGCAAATCCTTAGGGTTAAGTAAGAATGAGCTACCGTGAAAGTTCTTTTCATAAAACTTAAAAGTCTTATCATAATAATTCTTGGGGGTAATCTTAAAAGTAATAATTCGCAACACCGTGATTATCTCACCAACATTGCCATTAGTCGTTTCTAAAATCTTCTTCCAGTCAAAATATATCATATATTATACCAATTTTTTGAGGGGTTGTCAAGAACTATTTTTTTCATGTATTATTATTATTGATTTTCTAATTATTTAAAGTTAATCTTGTAATCTTGCTTTACATAATATCCCATTCGCGCGTTAGCCTGTCTACTAGCCGTCTTACCTTTTAGGTGGATATCTATGATTTTTGGTTGGATTTTACCTTCCTTTTTACGAATAACCCTACCGATTAACTGTGTAAGAAGGGGTTCGTTATTTACTGGTGTAGCAAGTACTAAACAACTGAGCACATCTAAGGAAATTCCTTCGGAGAAAATGGATTGCGTACCAAACAGAATATTCTTGTCTGCGCCCACTCTCCTCATAGTATTTTCTCTTTCCGAAAAATCCATATCCCCAGTTATGCAAACTGCATTTTCACCAACTAATCGTTGACAAACTTTAAGAAATGCGACTCTATCAGATACTACTAGTACTTTATGCCCTTCGGCTGCATATGTTGACGCAATCAGAGCAACACTATGTATATATTCTTCGTTCTGTGCCAAATGATTGATTCTTTCTGCCCAAGGAGTAAAGCTTCCGTCAAGGAATCTTATATCAGATTTTATTACATCTATCTCTGGAATCATGTAATTTTCTTTTGGCGGCTTATGTACTGAGTGTCCAAAGTAATCCCTGAATACTACATGTCGTCCGTCCTTCCTCTCTAGCGTTCCTGTCAGTCCTATCTTGAACCTCGATGGCATTTCGTCTACTATTCGGGTAAACGTCGGGGACGAAACGTGATGCATCTCGTCCAAAATTACTGTCCCGAACAAATGTTTTATCTCGTCTATCCTGCGGTATAAACTCTGAATGTTTCCCACTACTATCGGAGACGAAGTGTTGAACTCCCCGCTTCCTATTCTGCCTGCCTTTATTCCGAAGCATTTTTGTACCTCTTTTTCCCACTGATTACGTAGGTTTGTAGTATGTGTTACTACTAATGTTTTCTGACCAAGCTTAGCAGCTATAGAAAGACCTGTAAAAGTCTTTCCCCAACTTACCCAAGCGTTAATTATACTATTGTCTTCTACTGCGTCATAAACCACCTGCTGGGACGCACGTAACTCAAACTTAAACTCAGGAAAGTGCGTTGGCGCTGTTACGCGCTTATCGACAATTTCGTAATCTTCTGGTATTAAATCAATTCGACCGACAGGTATGGAAACTAAACCATCTCGCAGTGGGCGAATTGTTTTAATTACCATAGGTGGGTCTTGAGGCATACGAGGAGGTAGCGTATAAGTTAGTTCCTGCTCTAGTAACCCAAGGAAACGACTGTCGCCTTGCAACTGTATTCGGTTACTTATTACTGCCTTCATACAATCCAGCTAACTATTATATTTGCCATAATTACGTACGCACATATTAGATTTGAGACTACAATAAACGTTCTTATATAAGTAATGGCGTTATCATTCTTCTTCTCATAGCCATCTTGCTCACTAAATGAGCCTAGGGCGTGCTTCCATATCTGCCATCTATTATAATTCTTTTCGTGTTTCATGCACCTAGCCTTTTTAGTAGTTCCAAGTCTTCGTTTCTCCAACGTGCAGCTTGTTGTGGGTGGTTATTATCCCAGGGTGAGCTCCAACCCGTCTTAGTCTTTCTGTTAATTACGTGGTCTGGTAAGTAATCTTTCATAATTTCTCTCATTAGATACTTAGTAGTTCCAAGTTCATAGGGTTGTAACTGTTTAAATCTTGTTTTTGTGGGTAACGTCATATTATAATGTACGTATCTTTGTGTAAGTAAAGGTATTCTTGACTCCATACCAAATAACCCACAAGTCTGGTCTGTTGCTAGAATATTCTGCTCGGAGGTAGTAAGTAAGTCTATAAAAAGACTGTTTGCCATAGGGTCTGTACAGTCAAAACACTCATCTGGAAACCATCTCCATTCTCTTGCCTTCTCCATCATAGCTAGGCAATATTCTTCATCAAATCTTTTGTTGTGATGTAAATATCCCGAGTATAGTTCGTCTCCACTATCTCCTGTTAATACTACTTTACAGCCATGTTCTGCAGCTGCTCTAGCTAACTTGTAACGAGGAGCTTGCCTATTGTGGTCTGACCACGCATAATGAGTTCCTGCTAACCATGTCTTACCTAGTGAGATTCTCTCATCTCTACTCAAATCTACATGAATTAACTCTCTACCGAACAATTCGGCAGTAGTTTTAGCCATACGAGATTCTTCTTGAAATCCCCAATGTTCATGAGTGTTTCCTTTTTCGTTTGTATAACCGCAAGTGAAAAGCGTGATATCCTTAGTACTTTCACGGCATATACTAGCTACTAGCGTGCTGTCGAACCCGCCACTTAGAAATATTGCATGTTTGTTGGTAGAATTACCATAATTTGCTACCTTTAAGATAGACTCTTTTGTTTTTTCTACAAATTCTTCGGCATTAAAAAGTTGCTTGTGAAAGTTGTAGTAATTCCACATGTTTCTTCTGTTTAGTTTAAAATTTTTGTCTAATTCAAAAGTTAAAAATGCACCTGGTTCTACTTTATGATAACCTTTCCATATACACTCGTCTCCCATAGAGCCAAACTTTCTTTCATTTACAGCTAATTCTTTATGTAAAAAAGACTTACAACTTGTACTAAACTCAAAGGTGTTACCATCAAAGCCCCACCATAAAGGTTTTGTACCAAAGTGGTCTCTGATTAAATGAAGTTGATTATGTTCTTTATTATAGTATGCTATAGAGCCGTGCCAATCTGTCCACTCTAGTGTCGGCGTTCCATACTTATCTAGCATTTTACCTAGCCAAGCTGTATCATTAGTCTCCCTAGAGTCATACATTTCTCCATTGAATAGGAGTACATTTCCTTGGGGAGTGATGTAAGGTTGGGTTTGTTTAGCACCTGTTATATCAAGTAAAGCATGTCCAAAAGCAAACGTATCATCTTCCCAGAAGGACATACCGTCTGGTCCGCGGTGCTCTTGCTTTTGTAACATTAATCTACATAAATGCTTATTTGTTGTGCCTACAAATCCACACATTTAATCACCCTTTGAAGTTTCTATCACTTTCCAACTAAGTATAGTATCAGGGTCAATATCGTCCCATCTATCAAACTCTATATCAAATGCTATCAATTTATCACTTGTAGGTAACTTACTGAATATCTGAGCTTTCTTAGGAATAAAGTTATAATCCAAAGTCATTTCTCTAATTTTCTGATTGCCAGAAACAAGACTAGTGTACTCTAGTAACACGACATTCTTCTTCATTTTTTCAGTAATCTTGTCTATGTCCACTTCTTCTCCAGTTCGGTATACCCACCGATTTTCTCTCCATCAAATATTATTTGAGGGAATGTTCTTGCATTAGGAAATTCTTTAGCCATCTCTAGCCTATCAAAATCTCTACCAAGTTTCTTATACATGGTTTTTACGTCTTTCTGTTGACACAGCTTTAGCGCCATCTCACAGTACGGACAGTTATCTTTTCCATAAATTACTACTTCCATTTTTCTCCTGAATATGTTATCCCAGTTATCGGAATAAGCTTTGTTAGTGGCTTTACTTTTTATAAAGTCGCCTGTAATATCATTCTTGGCTGTTGTCATATCTTTCTCCAAGTTGACTTCTTTTGTTCTTCTGCGAAATTAAATATCTTCCAAGGGAATCCTTCTAGATACATAACTCCTGCCCACGTCAGTTCTTCACTAGGGGGACTTTTTTCTGCAAAAGGAAAGGGACAATCTTTAAGCCACAATACTGTAGCTACTCCTTTCTTTTGACGTTTAGTTATTTTATGGTATTGAATCTTAACAGTTTGTGTCTTTTCGTAGTTAAACACTCTGCCCTCGCTATCAATAAAAGTTTTTCTCTTATGTTGCATCATAGCAACTTCGTCTTCCAACTGGTAACGTAGAGGATAGAGGTTTTTCATCTCTGTCTGCAATCTGCGTATTCCTAGAGTGTGTCCTAACATGTTCTTATCGTCAAGCACCTGGTTATCTAGCCATAGTATGCCATCAATAAGTTCTACATTATCACTATGTATAACGTAAATAGGAAAGATTAATTCTTCCCTAGTAGTTACTCTATCTTCCATTTTTCTCTGCTGTAGAGCCCATACTCTTCTTTGGCTCCTCTGTCTCGCTTTTATACTTCTATTTAATCTTCGATTCAATGAACTTCCTTATGATAGGAGCCGCCTCTTCTGGGGGTATACTTTCGTAGACCCACGTAAATCCGTCGTAGCCCCATTCATCAGGCTTACTTTCTAAAAATCTCAATCCTGGCATGTATTTTTGGAAGAACATCAATATTTGGTGTGTATCTTCGTACATATCCATGGTTGAGTTGGAACAACCGTTTATTCTCGCTACCCATTCTGGAGTCCAAATATACGCATTTGCGTCTGAAAACTCAGGTACTGGAAATAGTGAGACTGTAGGGTCTTTTATCCATGCTCTATCCCATATACAGTATTTTCTTACAGGGTCTGTAAGATAAGCTATATCATTAGGTTGAATCCTAATGCAAGCTACCATTTCTCCCATTGGGTTTTCTACCCAAAGAAAGTATGAGAAAGCGTCCAGTTCATCAACTGGATTCATAATTCGTTTATTTTGTACTACAAAGTTTTGTACTCTATTTCGTATCATTGTAGTATATTCGTCTTTTGTCATCTCGTCATAATGACAGGCTACCTTTCTATAGCCACTTTCGTATGTGTGATCTCCAACTAACTTACGCATTGATTTCCCACTGCTCCCCATTCGGTTTGTTTAAAGTTAAAAAAGAATCTCCTAGTTTTTGTCTACTATGCAGATTATCATTATAACTGCCTTTTTCAACATAATGTAAACTAATGTTCTTTAAGTATTGTTCTTTGAGAGGCCTTCTGCCGTGATATACTTCACAGGCTTTAAAAATTATAGCATCTCCTTGCATTGCATTTATTACTTCTAGGTCTTGTACTCCCTCTATCTTGGGGTTGTCTTGTTCAGTAAAACCAATAGGCCAAGTGTTATCACTAATTTGTATACTTACTGTATACTCACATTCCCACTTATTTCTATGCCAATTAAGAAAAGCACCTTTTGTCCAATTACGCATAATTGAGTAAGTAAGGCTCACTTCTACATCTAGTATTTGTGAGATTAAACGTTCATACGTTTTTCCAAGGGCATCTGTAAGTGGGTCGCCTGATAACTGCCAAAAGTCACCATGCTTTGTTTTATTCTGTTTCAGTCCATTGGCTATCTTCATGTCCATGTAATGTTCACAAAGTTCGCACTCCTGCGGACTCAAAAAGCTTTTTTGCAAAGATACACTTTTTTTCATTACTGCATATCCTTTAAGATTCGGCTAAAATACTTTTCTCCTTCCTGCAACCTATATACTGCGTCGGCTGCTGTCTTTTTTGCTTGGCTAAGTTCTGCACACTTATAACATACACCACATGGTATATATCCTGTGATTTTGCCTTCTGTCTTTAATGTACCTTGTGGGTTGAAACAAGTCCATATCAAATCTAACATATCTGGACACTCTCTAATTATTAGAGCATACAGTTCTGCTTTTGTAAGAAAATCTAATGGATTCATTATTTGAGGTACTTCTCTTATGTTCTCTAGCTTTACTCCAGAGCCATCTAATGAATCACTTAAGTACGTCGCACATATTTTTCTATACTCTCTAAACTGTAACTTCATGCGCATATCATCTTCTGCATTTGCGCCCATCATAAAATACCTAAGTTTAAACCCGCCAGGTTGTCCTATAACTACCGCCATAAAAGCACTTAGTCCGCTTACAATAATCGGAACATCTTTCATTTCAGGAAGCATAGTTAACATACTCTTATCGTTTCCATACGGAAGATTAAAGTATTCTGCCTGTTTTCTAGTATAAAAAGCCATAGCGTCAGCAAAGAGGCCATAGCGTGCTTCATACCAATGCACACAAAAAGGTTGCATCATTGGGTCTTTTACCGCATAAATTAAAGCAGCAGTTGATTCAATCCCTGCGCTAAGCGGCATGTATGTGTTTGTGTTTTTTGGAGCTGTCCTTATTGCTTCGGACATCTCTAAAGTAGACGCTAGAGTTTCAGGCTCTTTGTCTATCTTAACTGTTATTTTTTCTGCTTTTGTTGCTTTTGTTGATTTATCCATAGTTATAAAGCAAGGGGCTATTTCGCCCCTTGGTCGTTCCTTTCATCTGTTAATGATTTAAGTACATTATTTTGTGCAATGTCACGCAATGCTACCATATCTTTCAATGGCTTAAACTTGGCATTTACTACAATTTCAGATACTACATAGTTCTGAGGTTGCACCAAATTAATCATGACTAGCGCAGCTTCATAAGGAGGTATAAAATACTCTCCATCTTCTACTCCGTCTAAGATTGCTGAATTAGTCCAGCCCATGCTTACATTGTGTATTCTACACTTGTTTTTAAATGGATATTCTTTAGCTGCCATAATACAATAATCTCGTAACTCTGCTTTATCACTCTCGTATATGTCTGCACCTATACTATAGTAACAAGTTGCGGAGCCTGTATTAATGATTACTTTATCTTTGTCTTTCCATTGTGTATGTAGGATTTTAAGAATTTTATTCTGCGCTCTGGGCACCCATGCATGATTGAATACTATATCAGCGTCCCACATCAAACATTCATTTATTATATGATCGCCTGTTCGTTCCGTAATATTATACCCATTGCTGCGAGAGTAACCTCTCACATCTGCACCGTGAAACATACAGTAATCGTAAATCTCTTTACCGATACCACTTGTATGTCCTGTTACTGCCACACGTTTACCTTTTAACATTTCCATTCTATTCCTCTCTATAATTGAATTAAGCTCAGCCACATTGTACCGAAAACTAAAAACATTAGCACCGCCATAAAGACATCATCTGTGTAGAGATTTTTGCCTATGCTGTGCCGATTTATTCTAACCATTCCGTAAATGCAACCTGCCGTTGCTTTTACATATTTCATTATTATTTATAAAATTTATCCCATTTCTCAAAGCTGTAGTCGTTACCTATTTCAAAGTCACACCCAACTGGAGTCCCGGGGATTGAAAAACCTCGGTCTTTTTGCACGAAGGTCTTCAGGTTATTACAATAGATTTCCATTTCATCTTCAGGCACTTCTGCAAGAATTGAATCATGCACTAGCCCAAATATCTTGGATTTCATTCCGTTTCTATTGATGTAATGTTGCATATCTACCGCACCCAATAGGTTAATGTCCGATGCGACGGATTGTACTAGAAAGTTTATACCACTTCTTACTTCGTGAGACGCAATACCTTTATCTCGTGATTTAGCATTGGGAAGCCTGCGCTTCCTTCCGAATTCAGAGTAGATAAAAGCATTAGCACGAATATACGCACCACAATTATCTAACCAAGCCTTCAGATTGGGGAATGATTGGAAGTAGTCTGCAATAACTCTCTGAGCATCTTGCATTGAGAACTCTGTACCAGAGTCCTTCGTAACCTGCCATGAGATTTTAGCTGGGCCAGCACCATACATTATACCAAATGTAACAGCTTTCGCTTGTTGACGCTTGTCACCGTAGAGTTCATCTACTTGCTCTACCTCACATGGTAGATTAAAGACTTGTTTCGCGATACTCGAATGGAAGTTGCCTCCATCTTTGAATACCTGTTGTAGTCCTACGTCTTTCGCCAAAACAGCGGCAACATACACTTCTGCCGTTGTTAAGTCCATAGAGACGATTTTATGCCCTTTAGTTGCTTTTATACAGCCTTTAACCGTGGGATTATCCCGCGGAAGCTGTTGCATATTCAATTTACCACTAGAGGATAGACGACCAGAAGTAGTGCCGTGCAAGTTAAAACCTGTACGTAACCTACTATCTCTATCAAGATTCGGTATAATTTTGTCTAAATAAGTAGTTTTAATCTTATTCTTCTGCCTAATCTCTAGTATGTGTTTAGGAACAGCGTGTTCTTCAGCAAGTTGTCCTAAGACTTCTGCATCTGTACTATGGGCACCTGTGCCTGTTTTCTTACCCGTTGGGGCTAGATTTATATAATCGAATAAAAGGGATCGAAGTTGAACTGTGGAGTTAGGGTTAAAGTCCTTACCCTGTGCCGCTTCAAACTGTCTCACTTCAGGAAATTCGTATAGTTCTGCAACTGCATTCGCTATATCTTCCTGCATCACACCCTGAGCAAACTCTAGTCGCTCACGATGGAAGGGAACACCATTGTTCTCAACTTGCCTTAAAAAGTTACAGCCTTCGAGTAGAATATTCTCATACACCCATAAGAGTCTAGAGTTCTTCTCAATAGCTGGTCTCATCTTCTGATATAATGCAAAGGTTACTACTGCGTCCATAGCCGCATAATCCTTCATTACATCAAAAGGTATCAGGTCATAACTAAAGGACTCCTTTAGTACGCCATGTTTTCTCCTGTACTCTATGCCCCAATCTTCTAGTGGTTTTTCATAATCTCCATAAGGAGTATGCTTCATCGCTAGTTGCTTTAGACCATGTGTGCCAGGGTTTTCATCAAACATATAATGCATAAGCATTGTATCTTCGAAGTTTGGAAACTCAAAGTTAAAATGGTAAATAAACCATTGTAAATCGAACTTCGCATTGTGAAATACTA